GTTGTCGTACCAAGAGGTACAAGTATTGTCGGAATGGATCTTAGAAAGACTAAGCTTCGTCCTCTTTATATTCCCGATCCTGCCGCTGGTGCTATTGGTAACGCTGCAATCTTCCGAGTAACGGGTGGTTGCTATTTCTGGCAGTTTAGTTTCTTTGATGGACCTTCTACAGGTGTATATAAAGATCCTGCACAGCCATCTGCATCATCTCCACCTACATTCTCTCACCATAAACTAACTTGTTTTGAGTATGCTGATGGTAGAAATGTACAGTCTGGTGTTAACGACACTGGTGGATCAGCCTTAACCGTAACTGACTTAGACTTATATTATCAGAAGATTGCTAAGGCATTCTCTGATATTCCAGATTCTACTAGTGTACTGTCTGCTGATGAATTACAGTCAAGAGTAGAAGAAAATAGAATTGTTGGACCTAATACATCTGGTCCTAAACAGATATCCAGTGTAGTTACTGACTATATTTCAACAAACGTATTCACAACTACTGCTGAAGTAACAACCACAACACCTCACGGGTTCTCTGTTAACACACCAGTACTTGTTAGTGGTGTAACAGGAACTGATGCTTCAAGGTTTAATGGATCATACTATATTAGTGAGATCCCAACAACTACAACATTCAGATATATTATTAAGGATCCTGGTACAGGAGCACCATCTGGTAACCCAACTGCAACTGGATCTACTGTTGAAGTAGAAGTTGATAACGTTGATAGTTCATCACCATACATATTCAACTGCTCACTCCGTAGTACATGGGGTATGCAAGGTATGCACGCTGATGGTAACAAGTCCACTGGATTCAAATCCATGGTTGTTGCCCAGTTTACTGGTGTATCACTTCAGAAAGATGATAACGCATTCATTAAATGGGATGGATCAGCATATATTGCTGGATCTCATACTGATGGAGATAGTATATTCAAATCTGCATATAGGAATCATCATGTTAAGTGTTCAAACGATGCTGTTATTCAAGCTGTATCAGTATTTGCTGTTGGTTTCGCTGACCACTTTGTTGCCACAAACGGTGGTGACCAATCGATTACGAACTCCAACTCCAACTTTGGTTCTTGTGCACTAAGAGCAAAAGGATTTAAGACTGTACCATTTACACAAGATAAAGCTGGTACTATAACTCATGTCATACCACCACAGAAATTAGCTAGAACTTACAATGCTGTTAGTGGATATACATTTAGTGTTACACAAGATAATAAGAGTGTAACATGTAGCCCTGCTAATACTAATCATAACATAGTTGCTGGTGATTATGTAAGGTTTGATACGATTGATAGTACAGAATCATATTATGTTGAGACAGTTACTGGAGGTAATGGTGCTCTTACTCTTAATAGAGGTTATCGTGGATCAACAGTAGCCAGTGAAGATGCCTTTAGAGGTACAGTTAATGAAATTCCTGTTGGTTATGTTGCATGTGATGTACAGAAGATACAACTTAATGCTTCACAAAACAACCCTGCATGGACCACTTCAACTGCTGTCGCTGCTGGAGCATCATGTGTTCACCTCAATAATGCATATTATACTGTTGCTGGTGGTACTACAGGATCCAACTCAAATAATGCACCAACACATACAACTGGATCAGCATCTGATGGAGGTGTAACTTGGGCATATATTGGTGGTGTAAACACAAGATTATACCTCTATGGATATAATTCACAAGCAACTAAGCCACCATATAAACTCCAAGGTTTCAGTATTGGTGCTAGAAAGCAAGATAAGATCTATGTTTCACTAATTGATGGATCAAATACTGCAACATTTGCTGCATTAATTACTCCTGATGGTAGTACAACTCCTGCTGATAACGTATATACAAATGTTACTGTTAATTCCTATACACCAGGAGATCCAGCTCATCCATTAGGATGGGATAGTATACTTAATACTTGGTATGTTAAGGTAACTGCTGCTACATCTGGTGATAGTAGTGTTAATGGTACAACTGGATATGAAGGTATACATTATCACCTAGCAAATGAAGCATTCTATGCAAACTCTCTGTTCACAGGTGCATCATACATGCAACGTATTCCTGATAACAGAGCATCTAGGGATAGAACATACAGATTACGTTATGAGGTAGATAGTTCTGCATCAACATTACAAAGAGAACCAATCAACGGTTATATTATTCAACCACGTAACGTACCTACTGGTCAGTCATATGGATCAGTATACTACATCTATGATATTAAGACTGAGAAAGAACTGATTAAATCAGTACAGAATGGTATCTATTACATAACTGTTATTAAGGGTAGCATATCTCCTACTAATAGTAATGTTAGTGAATTTGCATACTCACAGAATATTAATAACCTTTATCCTGAATTAGATAAGGATAACCCAACAGAAGATCCATTAGAAGCAACATCTATTGCATCTAATACTGTTGTTGGTTTAGTTACTACAACTGATGGTAGTAATGAAGATAAAGCAAGATCAATCACTAAGGAAGGTATTGCTGACTTTATTATTGAAACAAGAAACAATTATACTAACGCATCCACAAGTGATTCTGCTGTTGCTAATTTCATCACTCTTGAAGCAAGAGATGGTGAAGCAAATGAAGTAGATAAGAACTTGAGGATGATACCTGTTAATAATACAGGTGGTACTCAAACAGAATTACGTCGTCCATCTATTCTAAGATCAGGTAACCATACGTTTGAATATGTTGGTTTTGGTCCAGGTAACTACTCAACTGGTCTACCTTCAGTACAGAATAGAGTTCTAACTGATGCTGAAACATTATTAGCACAGTCACAGAAAGAGAATGGAGGTATTGCATTCTACTCTGGTCTTAACAGTAATGGTGACTTATTCATTGGTAACACCAGAATATCTGCTGTTACTGGTGAGGAAGCATCACTTGATACTCCATCACTATCAATCGTTGGTGAGACTGCAAACTTACGTCCTGTATATGATGAGATTATCATTAGGGATAAGATTACAGTTGATGATACCCAACTTGAGAGTGAATTTAAAGGATATCTAGCAGTTAGACAGGATCTAACAGTAGATAAGAATATATCATGTGCTGACCTAACCATTAAAGGTGAGGCTGCAAACAATGAAGCAGAGAAGAAATTCAACGTTGTTACTACAACTCCAAGTACATCTGCTGCTGCTAATGTTGGTGACATATCATTCTTAGGTAATATTGATGTAAGTAGTGCTAACCATCTTGGATATTATTGGACTGGTGCTGCATGGGCTAAGTTTGGTCTTGCTGATACTGGTAACTTAAGAATTACAGGTGGATCTGCATCTGGTAATGCATGGACTGATGGTGCTGGTGATTTACAACTCAAGAATGGTCTTGGAATTGATATTCAATCCACTGGTACATTAAATGTTAACAGTGGTGCTACTACACTTGGTGGTAGTCTGCAAGTTACAGGCAGTGATGTTACTATCAATGCTGACAATAAGATGTTCAAGATCCAGACAAATGCTGGAACTGATAAGTTTACTGTTGACACTGATAATGGTAATACTGACATTCAAGGAAACGTAGACATTGCTGGATATCTAACAGTTGATGGTAATTCTACAATTGGTAATTCTACTGCTGATACAGTAAGTATTACTGCTACTGTTGCATCTGATGTTACTCCAGATTCTCTAGGAAATAATCGTAACTTAGGTAATGTAACACAGAAGTGGAAGAACGCATACATTGAGACTATCCACTCAACAACTATAAATGGTGCTGTAACTGGTAACATAACTGGTAATGTATCTGGTTCATCTGGATCATGTACTGGTAATGCTGCTACAGCTACTGCATTACAGACAGCTCGCAATATTGGTGGTGTATCATTCGATGGTACTGCTAACATCAATCTACCTGGCGTAAATACAGGAGGTAACCAGGATACATCTGGTACTGCTACTAATGCAGATAATATTAATGTTGATGAAGCTAATAGTAATACTAATTGGCAGGTATTATTCAGTGCACAAAATAGTGCTGGATATCAAAGACCACATATTGACACTGATGATAGTCATTTAATATATAATCCATCCACTAATACATTAGGTGGATGTAACCTTGCTGCTAATAATATTACAGCATCAGTCTTTGGTAATTCAAACCAAAACTCATACGGTGCAAGGACAGTTTCAACAAACAACCCATCTGGAGGATCCGATGGTGATATCTGGTATAAGTACTAGTACAGGTAATTAAATTATGGGAATTCCGTATTCTACCACATATGCACAGGCTCTTGATAAACATCTTAGAGTTAAACATGGTGGTACTTGGCAATATGTAGAAGATGTTAATGTAAAAGATGGTGGATCTTGGCGTGATGTCAAGGAAGTTTGGGTAAAACACTCAGGAACATGGAGATTGATACATGAGGGTGAGCATTTCCTCTTCAATGCATCTATCAATAGCAATAGTACTTCAGAGTGGAGCTTAGCAAGTCATATTAGTGGACTTGGATATGGTGGTAATAAGATTAAAGGTGCTGTTATTGTTAATAGTGTAAGGTCTCAAGTTAATCTTGGTAATTTCTCTAATGATTCTAAAGTATATCTCAGAATTAATAGTAATAAAAGAGTAACTGGTAAAGGTGGAGACGGTGGTAATCGTGGTGGTCAGAATGGTCAAGGTGGCCAACGTGCTCTCTACACCAGGACTAATTTCATATTAGATAATGCTGGAGTAATCGCTGGTGGCGGTGGAGGAGGAGCAGGTGGAAACAATGCTCAATGTACCTACCAGAATACATATTACTACGGTTGCATGAAGGGCAGTCAATGTTCAGGAACTTCTCAAAATTTCTCAAACGCCAACGGAGGCGGTGGAGGTGGAGGAGCTGGATATCCAGGCGGTCAAGGAAAGCATGGCGGTCAAAACGGTCAACAATGGGGTGGCGGTGGAGGCGGCGGTAACGACGGCTGCGGATCCAACTCAGGTGGTCAAGGTGGAAACCTTGGAGGTGGTGGCCAAAATGCTGGTGGATCTGGTGGTGGTGGAGGAACTGCCATTGATGGATGGAGTTATCGTTATGGACAGAATGGAAACAACGACGGAGATATCCGTGGTAGCAAAACTAACTAGGAGGAATTATGTCAATCCAAGACATTGATCAACAATTCAGATTGGATGCTGACGTAGCTCCAACATTTGTTGTTAAAGATTACGATATAGACACTGGAGAATTCGGTGTTTATTATAATGATGGTACTCTCAAGGATGAGCAGTGGTATGGTCCTATTCCAATGGATCTAGATTCACTTAAGCCTGAGACAGAAGAGCCATTAATGTTCCAGATTGCGGAGCAAGTATATAATGCTGTGCAACAGAAGAGATTAAATGAGTGTGATATGGATTCCACTCGACTAGTATTATCACAAATGATTGGTGTTGAGCAAGTAGTTCCAATGGAAGACTTAATGAAGCATCGTGAAAGAAAGGCAAAACTAGATGATACACACATTGATCCTGTAGTATCACAGGCTACTGTTGTTAATGTGTACAGCGAAGATGACTTTGATGAACAGTTCGAGGCATTAAGCGCACAACTCGCTGCAGAGGAGTGATATGTATCAACTCGCAGAGACCAAAGACAGCCGAATTGCAGAGTATACATTCGGTAAGAGTATCACACAGTTTGGTGTAAGTGTTTTTAGTTGCACATCTGCACGCAAAGGTAAGAAGATATTCGCTAATGATCCTGACCCTCTCAAGGAGTACGTATTAGATACGCAGAGTAAACTTGTAAAGGCGCATATTAAGAAGCGTCCTAAAGGTAAGGTAGCGGGATATAAGGATATAATAAAGGAAATAGGACCACTTAACCAAGTGCACCACAGAACTGTGATGTTTGGTAGTACATGGAAGAGTGATTCACTTAAACCTGCTGGTAAGTCTATACTATATCATAACGGAGCACATACTCATTTCCGTTATAATGGTATTGCTAGAATAACATCACTAGAACAAGATGGTGTAATTGCGTGTTCAGGTTTTGATGATTTAAGATCTACCAATAGGAAGGTACATTTCCTCAAGGAGAGCGATAGCTTTACACCTGCAGGAATTGGTAGTATAATAGTACCGATGCACGATGTGTGGTATCATAAAACAAAACTGTTACAGCACTATCCATTTCCAATATCGGAAGCAGATACTGTACAGATAACAGTGAGTAAACCAACAGTTATTGTTGAGTTTACGCAGGAAGAACCAGATGTTGCTAAATTTACGCAAGATTGGTTGAATCAAATCGAAGATGGACTTATTGAAATTATTGATAGATGATGCCTGAATACTCAGTGAGGTCGAATTGCGACAACCTCACTGTACTTTATTACAAAGGATGCCAACAAGCTTTTAAATTCTTCGGGGATGACCCTGAGGAACATAAGGTATTTGTCAAGGATGAACATACTGATATGTTATGTCAGATGTTTCCTAACCATACAGATCTCCCATGGGAGTTTCTGAACCGTTTTTACTTACATAGTAGATGCTTACTGTTTACTAGTGGTATATGGATGAGTGAAACTGCTAAGTATCCGCAATACTTACGCTATAAACCTGGTGCTCATACATCGTTTAGAGTATCTGGTATGACTAGATTCACAGCACTGACCAATAATTGCGGTGCTATCTGTGTTGGTGTCGATCCTGATGGTTCTGAGTTCCCTAACTTACGCAGACTTGTGCATGAGGTAGAGAAGAGTACTATGTTTATGCCATTGTCTCCTAATTCATATATTGTACCTACGGAGGATTGTACTTACGGTGGTACAGAAATAGAGAGTGGAACCATAAGAAGAGCTAAGATTGATTTTGATGAGTTAGTATTTGATAAACCTGGTTATCTAATAGAGTTTACAAACGAACCCTTGACTTTGGAGGAGGAACTGATAGACTATGCACACCAGTGGATTTCTCAAAGGATAGAGGTATTCGATCGTGCTTGAGCTTCGTGATGGAAATACTCCGTGTTGGGAAGAGAATGTAGGTCTTCCATGGACAGAATATAAACATCTTCAACGTGAACAGTTTGAGGAGTTGGTGGATATGATGATAGAAGCATACCCAGAACATGAAATAACACGTTGGTTGATGCGTGGTTTCTGTATCAATGACGGAGATAGTACTATAAGTGTTGGATCCTTAGAAGGTAAGATAACATTAAACCACCACCTCTCTATCTTTGATGAGGAGGATGCGGAGTGTTATCAACAATTCTGGGAAGATGCTGATGATAGTATAGACTGGGATGAGGATTGGGACGATGAGGACACTGAATAAAGTGGCACACTCCGTCACCCATACGCAGAATGGTGTATTATACTAAGTATATCAATCAAGGAACCCCATGACTAAAGCACTATTTGTTGACACAGTTTACGAAAGAGCGCATAAGCTTGGACAAATCCTTCAAGAGGATGTAAACAGCAAGTATCCTAACTCTGGTACCGTGTTCAACATCAAAGAAGGACGCAAGTACATCAAGATTACTGCGGATGATAACCAGTCATCAGTACATGCTTTCATAGATAGAAAGACTGGTGATGTGTACAAACCAGCATCATGGGCAAAACCCGCAAAGCATGTGCGCTACAACCTTTTAGATGATGCATCTTATGCTCAATGCTTAACTAGAGCAGACTGGGCAGGATCATACCTTTATCTAAGATAGACCCCTTCAGGGGTCTCCTAGACCCCTTTTAGAACCCTTTAATACTATGCCAGTATACAGAGACTATGAGATTAGAATTAATCTCAACGAACTAATCGAGAAAAGAATACCAACATGTGATCTCTTACACAAAGACCATTGCTTGACTGAAGCTCAGGTTGCGGAGATAGCACATGATATTAACATGGACTTGGATCTTCATCCAATATTTCATCAGGTTGATGAGCATATTATGCGGTATGTTAACGCTGCTGGTATTGATAACAAGGATCATTGGGTAGAACCACACTTGAAAGACTTATAATAATGACTGTTAAAGTAAATTCTGTTACTAAAGGAGATTGGTTTAACTACCATTACCTACAAGAGGTATTTCCTACTGCATTATATGCACGTCAATCCTTGATGACTGCGGAGGAGAATGATATTCTTATCAATAAGATAACAGAGTTGCGTAAAATATTTAATGAAGGTGATACTACAAGTTGGTTAAGTGGTAAGTATTCTCCTGATAACTGTTTTCATATTGCTGATCTTAATAAGTATCTTGAGTTTGAACCACTCATAAAACGTGTTAAACTATGTGTAGAAGAGTTTGCGCTTGCCTACGGATCTGAAGCAGAATATAACTGTTATGATGCGTGGTATAATGTATATGAGAGTGGTAAGTACCAAGAATTCCATACTCATTCGCATAGTATATTCAGTGCAGTGTATTTTGTACAAATACCTAAGGGATCTCCTGGAATATATTTCAAGAGACCTGAGGCAGATTGTATGCTACCACCAAAGAGTATGGTGAGACCGTCAAAGTTTCAACAGAGTAATATCATTGCACCACCAGAAGAGCGTGCAGTTGTTATATTTCGCTCTAACATTGAGCATTCTGTACCACCTCTTACATTTGATGGTGAACGTATTACCATAGCACTCAATTTTGATTAATGAAAGATACTATATTATTTGGTGATGCTCGTGAAACACTCTCTGCCTTTATTGATAAGGCAAGGATGTGTGTAACATCACCACCATACTACGGATTGAGGAATTATGGTGATGAAGAGAAACAGATAGGTCAAGAAGAAACACCAGAAGAATATATTAGTAATCTTGTTGAAGTATTCAGAGAGGTACGTAATGTATTAACTGATGATGGTACATTGTGGGTAAACATAGGAGATAGTTATTATAACTATAGACCTGGTAAAGGACAAGCTCTTAATAAGCAGACTGTTGCATCAAATGATCAGGATCTACCACAGAAGTGTGCTAGACGTGGTAACAAATTAGATGGATTGAAAGAAAAGGATCTAATTGGTATACCATGGATGTTAGCATTTGCACTACGTGCGGATGGATGGTACTTGAGACAGGATATAATCTGGCACAAACCCAACCCCATGCCTGAGAGTGTTCGTGATAGATGTACTAAGGCGCATGAATACATGTTCCTATTGAGTAAGAACAAGAAATATTATTATGACAATGAAGCAATCAAGGAACCCGCTAAAGACTGGGGCACAAGAGACAGAACTAAAGGGAAGTATCATAATCAAGGGTCAGGGTTACAGCCACATAGTGGTCTCACCAAGTCTTATCCAAAGAAGAATAAGCGTTCCGTATGGTCAATTTCACCTAGACCGTACAAGGGAGCGCATTTCGCAGTGTTCCCCTCAGAACTCATTGAACCATGCATCTTGGCAGGGAGCAAACCAGGTGATATAATATTAGATCCATTCATGGGTAGTGGC